CCCACCCAGGGCGTTCTGCACCGGCCGCATGGCCACCGCGTAGACGCTGTCCGACATCGTCCGCGCGATGCCTTCCAGCGCGTCCGAAAGCTTCATGCCGTCGAAAATCAACCCGTCAAACGCGCTCCGCAAACCGCGTCCGATGCCATTGCTCAGCGTGCTGACCTCACGACCGGTAAAGACCATGCTTTCCCGCATCCGCGACAGTTCCAGATTGAAGGCGCCCGCGACTGCTTCGGCGCCCCCCAAAGACCGTTCAAGCGCCGCCGCCTGCTGGCCCAGTCCGTCCAGCCCGTCCACCTCGATCATCACCTGTTCCTTTTGCTTCATCCGGCCAACGCGCCACCAAATCATTCAGCCGCGCGCGGGTCAGCGGTGGCGCACCTGCCACTTCGCCCAGCATCAGTGCCAATTCGGCGGGGCTCAGACGCCAGAACGAGGCGGGCGACAGCCCAAGCCCTCGGATCCCGACACGCATCAGCCCCGCCCAGTCGAGTCCGCTCATTTGCCCGCCGGCACCGTGAAGGCCCGCGCCAGCAGTTCGGCCGCCACGCGCGCGGCCTCTACCGCGCCTCCGCCTATCTCGACCGTGCGCAGATCCGTGGCGGTGCCGCCCCAGCCGCCACCCCGCAAACCGGCAACCAAAAGCGCCAGGACATCGCGAGACGAAAACGCCCCCTTCTCGAAGCGTTCGACCAGCGCGATCATGCTGCCCTCGGCCAGGTCGGTCTCAAGTTCGGCCAAGGCGCCCAATGTCAGCTTTGCCACATGGCGCTTGCCATCCAGCCAGACGGCCACTTCTCCTGCCCAGGGATTCGCCATCAAAGCGCCGTGAAGCTCAGGGCGCCGGCCGAGGCCATGCTCAGCTCATAGGTCGCCTCACCGTTGTGGCTGCCCGAATACTCGACAGCCGTGATCATGAACGGACCCTCGACGATCCCGAAGTCCGGGATGATGACCTGGAACTGCGGCACTTCACCGTCGAAGAAGATCTGGCGCGCGCGCTCGTCCGTCGCCGCGTCCTTGAACACGCCCGAGCCCGAGATCGCCGCCGAGCGCACGCCCGCGCCCCCCAGCAATTCGCGCCAACCGCCCTGGGATTCAAGGCTGGTCACATCGACCGTCTCCGCATTGAAGCTGATACGAGAGGCGCGCAGCCCCGCGATGGTCTCGAATTGCCCGCCCCCGTTCAGGTCAAGCTTGATCAGAAGGTCCTTGCCGTTCTGCGCCGCCATGGCTGTCTCTCCGGTTCAATGAAAGAAAATGGCCCCGCCAATTCTGGCGGCAGGCCCGATAGATATTTTGGCACTCACCCTTCGACACGCGCCCGAAAGGTCAGGTCGATGCGGCGCAGCGTGCCGGCCTCGGTCCGGCGCGCGCGCGCCCGAAGGAACCACAGCCCCACCAATCGTCCACGCGCGAGCACAAGAGTCGCCCCCACAAGCGCATCCGAAACCGCCGCCGCCACCGCCTTGGCGGCCTGAAAGCCCGCCTCGTCGGTGACGACCGAAACCACGAAGTCATGCTCGGCCCCATCCCCCGTCACATCCGAGGCATCGCGCACATCCTCCGGGCCAAGGCTGACATAGGTTCCGGTCGTCGTTCCCGGCGGAACGGCGTCATAAATCGCATCACCCACCAGCGTGGAAATTGCTGTGGCCGCCCGCAAACGTTGATAGATTGCCGCCTGAAGCGCGGCGCCGATGCCGTAGCTCATGCGACAACCTCCTCATGCGCGAAGCAGGTCAGGTAGTGCCCCTGCGGATCAGCCTCGCTGACCGCAAGGATGCGAAACACCCGCGTGCCGTCCCGAAACCGTTGATCGGCCCGTGGTCGGCTTGTGGCACCGGGCGGGGCGGCCCGCACGGTGATCCGGTAGGGAACCGTCGCAAGCGTGACAAACTCACCCGCGCGCTCGCGGCCTGATCCGGGTTTCAGCGCTGCCCACAGATGCCCCAGAACCTGCCATTGGAGCGTGTGCCCGCCCGCGCCATCGGGGACCCGAACGGCCGCCTCAAGCGCCAGCCTGCGGTTCAGAACCGGCGCCGTCATACCGCACCGCCGATACTGCGCACCGTGCGCCAACGCGCGATCAGCGCCATCACGCCAAAGGGCATCGCGCCGCCCTGGCCCGCGCCTTCATGGCGCGTCTCGTAATACTGCGCGGCCAGCAGAAAGACCGCCTGTGCAAGATCTACCGGCAGGTGCGACCACGCGGCACCGAACCCGGCGGTAAAGGCAATCTCGACCGTGCCGCCCACCGGAATTCCGGGCAGCAGGCCACCCACGGCCTCAAGACGCGGCCGCGACATGTCCCGCACCAGCCGATAGCGCACCGGATCAATGATCGTCGGATTTCCGTCCCTGTCACGCATCCGCACCACGCTCAGCGCGCTGACCGGCGCCAGTGGCAAGGGCTGGCAACCATCGCCACGCCAACGTTCCAGCACCAACAGGAAATCGCGCGTCAGCAGCACCTTGGAGGTCCGCCCCTCGATCGCGGCCAGAGCCGCGCGAAGATAGGCCTCAAGCGCGGCATCCTCGGCGCCCTGATCGGCAAAGCCCGTGCCCAGCCTTAGATGGTCGCGGAACTCCGCGATCGGCAGCGCCGCGAGCGGAACCGCCGTTTCTTCGTTCAGCATCATGGTGTGTCTCCGGAATTCGCATCGCCCCCGCAGGGGCATTGGGCGCGGACCCTCCCGCCATCGCTCGGACGGAGGGAGCAGCTAGACGACAGCGGTCGAACCCGCGCCCGGCCGAGACCGGGGGCTTGCCCCCCGGCCCCGCTCCACCGCCCTTACGAGACGGCGAACTTCAGCAGCTTGATCGCGGCAAAATCGCTCACATCACCACCCACGCGCTTGGAAGCGTAGAACAGCACATGCGGCTTGGCCGAGAACGGGTCTCGCAGCACACGCAGTTCGGGGCGTTCGGCAATCGTGTAGCCGTTCTTGAAATCCCCGAACGCGATTGCGTGGGCGCCAGAGATGATATCGGGCATGTCCTCGGCGATCAGCACCGGATAGCCCATCAGGCGCGCGGGTTCGCCAGCCTGAAGGCCGTCGGTCCACAGGAAGCGGCCGTCGGCATCCTTCATCTTGCGCACAGCACCCGCGGTTTTCGAGTTCATTACGAAGGTCGCGTTTGCGCGATACTCGGCGTCCAGGGCATAGACCAGATCCACGATCGCATCGCTGGCATTGCTCGCAGCGAAATCGCCGTCATTTCCGGTCGCGACATAGCCCAGATTGCCCCAGCTCCAGACCCCTTCGGCAACGGTCGAGTGGGTCAGAAAGCCGGTGGGCTTGTCCACGCCATCGCCGTTGACAAAGGCGGCAGCCTCGGCGCGCGCGAACTTGTCCGCGATGCGGCCTGCCAGCCAGCCTTCGATGTCGAAGGCGCTGTCGTCCAGCAGACGCTGGCTCGCCTTCGGCATCGCCGACAATTCATGCAGCGGGATCGAGATCCGGTCGATCTGCGGCGTGCCCGTTTCGCTCAGCGTGGCGGTCTCGGTCGCCCAGCCCGATCCCATCTCGGAATGATCGACAAGAACGTCGAACGAGGTCGCCTCGACATTGACGACGTTGGCGATCTGCCGGATCGACGCCGTTGCCTTCAAGACACCACGGATCGTCTCCGACGTCTGCGGGTCCACCAGGTAGCCGCCTTCGGCCGCCACTTGGGTGTTCAGCGCCTTGCCCTCAAGAACAAGCCCGCGCAGGCCATCATCATCGCCCGAACGCAGGTACGAGGCGAAGGCTTTCTGGTGCGGTGCCTCTTCGGCAGCGGCGGCAAGGGCGGGGCGCCCAAAGGGCGTGGTCTTGGTCTGCAGCATGGTCAAACGCTCATCCTGTTGTTGAAATCTGGTCTTCACTTCGTCTTGAAAGGTTTTGACTTCTTTCAGAAAACCCGCCATCGCGGCGTTCACCTCGGCGGTCGGGTCCGGGCCATCGGCCATATCCCTCCCGGCCCGAGCTTTTGTCTCGGTCTTCATCGTGTCTCCATCTGTGGCTAATGAAAGGGTCAGGCCGCGCTCAGCGCTCGGCCAGTATCCGGGCGGCCTCGCTCAGCGTCGCGGCCAGATCGTGCAAAAGGTTTGCACCGGGTGTATCTCCCTTGGCGGCAACGCGGGCCTCGCGCAGCATCGGGAACGTCACAAGAGACACCTCCCACAGATCCAGCTCGGCCAGAAGCCGGCGGCCCTTCGCGTCCTTTTCGGCGGCAATCGTTCGATAACCGATCGACAATCCATCTATCGCGCCCGCCCCGATCAGCGCCGCTGCCTCGCGGGCACGCGCAACCTCGGGCAGTAGTCGGCCTTTTACGAACAGCCCGCGCTCATCTTCGCGGATGTCGTCCCAAATCCCGATCGGCTGCGCGGGATCATGCTGCCACAGCATCTTGACCGTGCCACCCCGCGCCGTCATCCGCTCAAGCGACCGCGTGTAAGCACCAGGCTGCACGATGTCGCCCCCCTGATCGGCCAAGCCAAAAAGGCTCGCGTAGCCCTCGATCAGCGTGCCGTCGGTCACCTGAACCGAACCTTCCCGGCAGAACTTTAGCTCAAGCCCGCACTCAGTTGTTTTCATGTTATTTCCTCATCTAGGCGCATACTCGAGAATGCCCTGAACTGCCTGTGTCAGGATCACCGCAACGACACCGTAAACCGTCATCCACAAACGCCGTTCCAGCCCTTCGATCATCGTTTCAATTCGCCCCAGCCGCCGATCCACCTGACTGAATTGCAGATCCATGATCCGTTCGGTCGCCTCGAAGCGCTGTTCGTGAATCTCGAACGGCTCCTTGAGGTAGCGCGACCCTCCCTCCGCCATCCTATGCCTCCGCAACCGGCGGCAGGCCCAGAAGCGCGCGCTTCTCGGCAGGGGTCAGGAACGTGGCCTCGCCGACCCGTTTCCATTGCTGGTCACGTTCAGCGGCAAGCGCGGGGACCTGGTCGGGATCGGGGCGCAACTCGACGACCTCGCCCAGATGCGATGACAACCACCACGCCACCGCTGCCGTGACCCGCGTGGCCAGCGGCAAGACGGTCAAGCGGTAGAAGGCACGGTGCGCTTCCTGATAATTCGCGTAGGTCGCGTCCCCCGGGATTCCCAGCAGCATCGGCGGCACCCCGAAGGCCACGGCGATCTCGCGTGCGGCCGCGGCCTTGGTCTCGTGGAACTCCATGTCGGACGGGCTGAAGCCCATCGGCTTCCAATCAAGCCCGCCCTCCAGCAACATCGGGCGGCCCGCATTGCGCGCGCCCTGATGATGCGTCTCCATCTCGAAGATCAGGCGGTCATACTGGTCAGCGGACAGCGTTCCCTGCCCGTCCGCGCCCTTGTAGATGATCGCCCCGGATGGCCGCGCCGCGTTGTCCAGCAGCGCCTTGGACCAGGCACTGGCCGAATTATGCACGTCGATCGCCGTGGCCGCCGCCTGCATCGGTGACAGCCCATAGTGATCATCCTGCGGATGGAACGCACGGATATGGCAGATCGGGTCAGGATGCCCGGTCATGTCGAACCGATGCTTTCGTCCGCCAACGGCATATTCATAGGCAACCGGCCATCCGTCCGCACCCGGGACGATGCTGACACGGTCAGAGCGCAGCACATGCAGCTCCTGTGGCAATCCCTGATCGGGTGCGACAGCTTCAATGTAGCCATTGCCCGACAAAAGCATCTGGCCATACAGCGCCTCGAACAACTCGGCACGCCCCTGGCCCGCGTTCGGACGCCGCATCAGGTCCAAAATGGGGTGCTGCTCGTAACGCCGCGCGACATCCTGGCAGACCAGCGGCATCGCCGCGGCAGCCTCCGAGATCAGTTTCACGCACCGAAACCCGACCGGGTTTCCGGTAAAGCCCGTGCGCGTCAGACTGGCGTTGTCGCGCGGGCTCCAGACCACGCGCCCCGATCCCGCCGCCATCGCAACCACCCGCCCCGTGGCCGAGGCTTTTTGCTCCGGTACGGGCGCCAGGGCGGCCTTCCGAAAGAATTGCATTACCATCCCGTTCTCCTCAACGCGCCGCAACCGCGCCCGGCTGCACAAAAGAAACGGACCGGGAAATCCCCCGGCCCTGCGCTCGTGTTCCATGTCGCTTTTGGGGCGCGAAGCCCCGCCGCAGGTATCAAAGCCTTCGCACCTGCGGACGCCGCCAGTGCGACGCGGGCTCGATGATCAATTCGTGAAGTGCCCAGACCAGAGCATCGACCCGGTCCGGCGAACCGCGCCCCTGATAGCCCTGCACCGTCATGCGGCACATCTGATCCTCAAGCGCACCAAGGCGGCCGGATTTCAGATGCTTGACCCGCCCCTGCTCGTAAAGTGCTGCGACCGGTTCGGCGCGCAAACCCTTTCCCCGGCCCGCACGAAGGGCGCGGAACGGTACCAGCGGATCGACTTGGCGAAGAACCGTTTCAACCAGATCACCGCCCTGATTGACCTCTGCGACAAGCCGTTCGGCACCGTGGCGCTCCATCGCCGCAATCGCGGCGCGCGCCCATTCGACCGGCGATCCGGCACGCACCGTGGCATCCTCCAGAACGACCGCCTGCCAGTCCTGTGCAGGTCCTTTGGTCGAGGCGCCAACCACGACGATGCCGCATTCATCGGATCCCGCGTGACCCGTCACGGCCGGATCGACCGCCACGACGATCCGGTCAAGCGTCGGGGCGCGATCGACCCGCGCGGCCTCCAGCATGGCCGTCCTCCACAGCGCGCCCTCGACGTCCTCAAGTATAAGGCCGTCAAGCTCCTGCCGGCCAAGCCGCGTGCCCGCATAGCGCGTCTGTACCTCTTCCAGAAACGAGGCCGCCAGATAGGCCCGGTTCGCTTCGGTCGGCGCATGCGTCACCACCGTCGACGCGTTCTTCAGAATCGACTTCAGCACTCCGACATTTCGCGGCGTCGTGGTGATCACCTGTTGCGGATGCTCGCCCAGCCGAAGCGAGAACTGCAGCATGTCCCAGGTCTCTTCCGCCTTCTTCCACTTCGCCAGTTCATCGACCCAGGCCGCGTCGAATTGCGGACCCCGCAACGCCTCGGGTTCATGCGCCGAAAACACCTGCGCGATCGCGCCGTTGGGCCAGACCAGACGCTTGCGCCCGGCCTCCCACTCCGGCCGACGATCCGGCGGAGAGCAGGCAAGGATTCCGCTTTCGCCAAAAACCATCACCTCGCGCGCTTGGTCGAAGGTCTCGGCCACCAGCGCTACCCGCCTCGCCCGGCCGGGGTCGAGCGGTCGCGCGCCTTCCACGACGCTGCGCACCCACTCGGCCCCGGCACGCGTCTTGCCCGCACCGCGCCCACCCATGATGACCCAGCTTTTCCAGGCGCCATCGGGGGGCAGCTGATGTGGCAGCGCCCAGAACTCGAACATCCATGGAAGGGCCAGGAACGCATTGTCATCCAACCCTTCCAGAAAGGCATCAACCTCCTGCTGCGTCGCGGAGGCGAGCCAGGCGGCGCCCGATCTCATCTCGCGCCGCGTCGAAGTCGAGCGCGTGATCGCGGACGACTCCGGCAACCTGCTTGCGGAGTTTTTCAACTCTGGTCCTCTCATCCATAACCATCTGAAATGCCGCGCGAAGGTCACGCACCGCCTGCTGTGCCGCCTTCGCCTCGCCGATCTCGCCGCGACGGACCTTGTCCATCACCGCGGCCAGCTCTCCGGCAATTTCGCGATACAGAATTTCCGTCTCCGCCAGCAAATCCGCCGGAGCCGCTTCCTCAGCCGAGAAAGTCATTTTCATGTGTTGCTGGTCCCGCTCTCATGCCTGTTCCGCACGAGCGAAATGAAAAAGCGGCGCCGGGTGACCCCGTGCCGCTTGCCCACTTCTCCTAGCATGTCACATATCTACCTTAAGGCGTTCGCCAAGTCAATAGCTAAATTCACGGTTGTGCACCAACCACGAAGAAAAACCCGGTCTATGCCGGGTTTCCCTTATTTATCAATTCTCTGCTTCACCTTGCGGCTGCTGCGCCTCAATCTCACGCCAGCGCGCTACGTTTGCGTTATGCTCGTCCAGCGTCACCGCAAAAGCGTGACCGCCAGTCCCGTCGGCGACAAAGAACAGGTAGTCCGTCGACTCGGGGTTCAACGCCGCTTCGATCGATGCGCGACCCGGATTGGCGATCGGCGTTGGTGGCAGACCGTCGATGACATAGGTGTTGTAAGGGGTCTCGCGCCGCAGCTCGGATTGCCGCAACCCGCGCCCCAGCACACCCTGCCCCCCCGTGACGCCATAGATCACGGTCGGGTCGGTTT